ATAAACTTTGAAACAATCAATAAATGAATGAAATCACCCAAGAACTGCGGGAGGCAATATCTGCGGTTGACTTCCCTATCAAGCTGCAATTCCTCTTTGAGCCTATGCGTTACAAGGTTCTTTATGGGGGTCGTGGTGGGGCTAAGTCTTGGGGTGTTGCAAGGGCTTTATTGGTTCTTGGTGTCAAAAAGCCAACTAGAGTCCTCTGCGCCCGTGAGTTCCAAAACTCTATAGGTCAATCAGTCCATAAGCTCTTATCAGATCAAATCATTTCCCTCAAGCTGGAGTCATTCTATGAGATTACACAGAACTCCATCAGGGGCAAAAACGGCACGGAATTTGCGTTTGTTGGGCTTAAAAACAATGTGGCGAACATAAAATCATTCGAAGGAGTTGACATTGTTTGGTGTGAGGAAGCCGCCTCGATTAGTCAATCTAGTTGGAATGTTCTCATACCTACAATTCGTAAAGAAGGCTCAGAAATATGGGTTACGTTCAACCCAGAGCTTGAATCAGACGAAACTTACCAAAGGTTTGTTCTTAACCCACCGCAAAATTGCAAAGTTGCAAAAATTAATTGGTCAGACAATCCCTGGTTTCCTGAAACACTTAGGTTAGAGAAAGATGCCCTATTTAGTAGGGACAGAGAAGCCTATAACACAGTCTGGGAAGGCTTATGCCGTCAAACTGTAGATGGTGCTATCTTTGCCAAAGAAATGACTATGGCAGAACTTGACGGAAGGATTACGAATGTTCCTTATGACCCAATTAAGCCCGTTCATGCTGTATTTGATTTGGGATGGGCTGACGCTACTGCTATTTGGTTTGTGCAGTTTATTGGCATGGAAACTCGTCTCATTCGCTACTACGAGAACAACCAAGAAACAATAGCCCATTACCTGGCTAAAATGCAGTCTTATGGATATGTATATGACACCATTTGGCTACCCCACGATGCTGGAAACAAAACTTTGGCCTCAAACGGCAAGAGTATTGAAGAAATCGTTAGAGCTTCAGGGTATAACACTAGAGTTATTGAGCGAACACCAATCGTTGATTCTATTAATGCTGCCCGAATGATGTTTAACAAGTGCTGGTTCGATAAGACCAACACGCACGATGGACTTCAATGTCTCAGACATTACCGGTATGACGTTGATCCCGATACCAAACAATTTAGCCAAAGACCCTTGCATGACAACTATTCACACGGGGCAGATGCCTTCCGATACATTGGATTGATGGTAAACGAGCCTAGAAAAGCACCAAAACAACGGGGAACTTATCAACTTCCTAGCTCTTGGATGGGCTAAAATGTGTAGTAAAAATGATACAGTTGTCTTAAAATCAGACAATCTTTAAGGAATTTCTATGGCATACGACAGAGTTGCAGACTCACAATCCGATGGTAGAATCGAAGAAGCCAAAGACTTTTTAAGACTTTGCAACGATTCTGACAGCAATAATCGTGCTGAAGCGTTAGATGATGTGAAATTTGCAGCAGGCGATCAATGGCCTGTAGATGTGCAAAACAGCCGTATTTTAGAAGCTCGCCCATGCCTGACCATCAATAAGGTTGATGCTTATATTCGTCAAATCTGTAATCAGCAAAGACAACAACGCCCACGCATCAAAGTGCATGGAATGAACAATGAGTCAGATGCCAAGATCGCTGAGATTTTGACAGGTATTTGCCGTCATATTGAGAATCAGTCTGATGCAGACGATGCTTACGATCACGCCTTTGAATACGCAGTTAAGATGGGCTGGGGATATTGGCGCATCACTACTGATTATGTAAGAGAGGACAGTTTTGACCAAGAAATCTACATTAAACCAGTTGAAAACCCATTTACTGTCTATTTTGATCCTAATAGCGTTTTGCCTGATGGTTCTGATGCTGAGAGATGCCTTATTACAACAGTTATCTCTAAAGATGTGTTCAAAACCATGTATCCAGATGCAGAAGTGGATCAAGGTTTCTCATCAAGAGGAACAGGCGATACGGAGAGCGAATGGGTCACAAAAGAAGATATACGCATAGCTGAGTATTTCTACACAGAACGCACAAAAGAGATGCTTTTGATGCTTTCAGACGGCACAACAGGCTATTCTGATGAGCTACCTAGCAAAGAAGTATTAGAAGCTGCTGGTATTACAGTTGTAGATAAGCGTGATACCTGGCGCAAAAAGATTAAGTGGTGCAAGCTAACGGCTATGCAAATCCTTGAAGAAGGCGAATGGGCTGGTAAATACATCCCAATCGTGCCTACTTATGGTCAAGAAGTGCGTGTAGATGACAAGCATAAGAAGTTTGGTTTAGTTCGCATGGCTAAAGACCCACAACGTATGTATAACTACTGGTCAACAGCTTTGACTGAAACTGTAGCCCTTGCTCCTAAAGCAAAATGGCTATTGGCAGAAGGTCAAGACGAAGGGCATGAGAACGAATGGGCTATGGCTAATATCAAAGCTATGCCTGTTTTACGCTACAAACAGACAGATATTGAGGGCAGACCAGCCCCAGCTCCTACAAGACTTCAGCCAGAGCCACCTCCTGCGGGCGTGATGACAGCTCTGCAAGGCATGAATCAAGATTTGATGGCAGTAGTAGGTATCTTTGATCCTAGCCAGCTTCCACAAGGTATGCAGTCTGGCAAAGCAATTCAAGGTCAGCAATCTCAAGTGGATATGACCAATTTCCACTATTACGACAATCTGACACGCAGTATCCGTCACACAGGTCGCATTATTCTTGACTTAATTCCTAAGATTTATGACAGAGAACGAGTCATGCGAATCATTGGCGATGACGGAAAACCTGAGATTGTTACCTTAAATCAGCCCGGAACTGATGAAAATGGCGTATCTAGGATTCTCAATGACGTAACTGTAGGTCAATATGACGTAGTAATGGACACAGGCCCTGGCTACAACTCTAAACGTGCTGAAGCTGTAGATTCTATGATGAGTCTATTAGGTGCTGATCCAAGTCTGATGCAACAAGCTGGTGATCTGATCTTTAGAAATATGGACTTCCCAGGCGCAGACATTATTGCTGATCGCCTCGCAGCCGTTAATCCATTAAGTCAGATTGACGAGAAATCTGAAGTGCCCCCTCAAGCTCAGATGATGATCGCTCAAGGAAAACAACAAATCCAGCAATTACAACAGCAGATTCAGATGATGCAGATGGATGCTAAATATCGTGCTAGCGTTACAGAGCAAAAAGATCAAGCAATGCTCAAGAAAACAGCGATGGAATTGCAAGTTAAGCAAGCTGATAGCCAGTTACGCACCGATACGATTGCTCATGACACAGTTATCAAAACTCAGACTCAGCTTGAAATTGAGCAACTCAAGGCGCAATTAGCCCTTGTTTTAGCTCACATGAATAAAACTGAAATGAAACTATCCAACGAAGAAGCCGTAGAAAGGGCTATTTAAAATGACCAGAGAAACAGTAACCTCAGAAAATCGTGAAGCATTTATTGCCAAAAAAATGGGCAAAAAATCTGAGCCAAAAATGTTAGCCAATACAAAAGGTGGTTCAGAACCAAAAAGAGAATGGTATGAGGCGAATCCGTACCATGAAACCATTGAAGCTCATAGAAAATCATCGGAAGCATATGCCCATACTCAAACAGCTATGGAAAAAGAAAATTATAAAAATCATATGACGGCTGCCCAATCTCATTCAATGGCACATCAGTCATGGAACAAATTAGGCGAGCAATATGGACATTTGGCAAAAGAACATCATGGAATGTTTGAGCAACATAAAAGCCAATTAAAAAATTACAAACCAGAATAATGTTGTAAAAACACAACACTTATGATATAAAAGCAGTTGTAATACCTACCAATGGGTTCATTGGGTAAAAATCTTGAGGAATCTCATGTCAGAAGAAACAGCAGTAAGAACAGCAGACAATGTAGTAACGTCAGATAATTTAGCGGAATGGACTGCTAATAAACTTGGTTTAGCTAGCGAAGAAGCTCCTTCTGAGGCTGTAGTTGAAACACTCGAAAGAGAAGTTTCCACAGAGCCAGAAGTTGAAGCTCAAGCTGAGAGTGAACCAGAGGCAGAACAAGAAGCGGAAGTAACAGATAAGCCTAAACAAAATCCCAAACTTGAAAAGCGTTTTTCAGAGCTTACAAAACGTGCTAAACAAGCTGAAGCCGAAAAGCAAGCATTAGAAGCCCGCCTACAAGAACTTGAGAGCAAAGTAGCACCAGCACCCCAACCAGTTGAACAGGACATTTTGGGTGAAAAACCCCAAGCTAGTCAGTTTCAAGATGCTTTTGAATATGCAGAAGCATTAGCTGAATGGAGTGCGGAAAAAGCATTAGTAGAACGTGATAAGCAAGAACAGCAACGCAAGATCGAAATTGAACGTCAAGAAGTTATTAAATCTTGGACAAGTAAATTAGAAAAAGCTAAAGCTGAATTGCCTGATTTTGATGAAATGGTGGCATCTAGTAGTGTTCAAGTGCGAGATGAAGTGCGAGACGCAATACTAGAGTCCGATGTAGGCCCTCAAATCCTATATCAATTAGCATCAGATGACGAACTTGCCCAACGTATCTCCTCTTTGCCAGTTAACAAAGCACTCAAGGAATTAGGGAAATTGGAAGTTCAGTTTGAGCGTAAAGAAGCTCCTGCTGAAGTCAAAAGCGAACCTGTTGCTCGTAGTAAAGCACCAGCACCGATTAAGCCTCTCACCGCAGGCAAAGGCACACAAGATGTTCTCATCGATGGAGATGGAGCATTTCATGGAACTTACGCCCAATGGAAAGCAGCACGACAGGCTAAACGGATACGCTGATAAACCAATTTATATTTAAAGGAAATAATCATGGCAAATAATTTGCTAACTATTTCTAAGATCACTAACGAAGCGTTAATGGTCTTGGAGAACGAATTAACATTTACAAGCGAAGTCGATAGAAATTATGACGACCAATTTGCAATCGTGGGTGGCAAGATCGGTAACACAGTAAACGTTCGTAAACCAGGTCGTTTCATTGGTACAACTGGCCCAGCTTTGAACGTTGAAGATTTCAATGAAACTTCTGTGCCTGTAACTTTGTCAACACAGTTCCACGTTGACACACAGTTCACGACACAAGATTTGGCATTGAGCCTTGATATGTTCTCTGATCGTGTATTGAAGCCAGCCGTTAACAGTAGCGGCCTAGTTCACTAAG